GTTATATATATGAACAAGCATAAATACAGTACTATACAGGGATAAATAAATTTATTTATGATTTAAGACTTTATTTGCCTTGTATTTATGCTACTAGCATTTATATAATACGTTTTTGTGTTAGATTTATGAAATATTCATATATCTAAAAGTACAATGTTTTATATTTATCTTTTTTTTCTTTTGTTATAATAAATGAATACAGAACTATTAAAATCAACTGAACAATGGGAAAAGACGTTTTGGAAGCCTTATCTAAGTACACTTTTTGACAATTCTGATTTTGTTAAACTTGGTGTTATGGATGCCTTTGATTTTTGTAATGAATATCTTAAACTATACGTTGAAGTTAAAGATATTGGATTTTCAAAAAACCATTTTGATACTCAAATATTAGGTTGGAATAAGGTTGAAAAAGGAATGTCTCATCTATCTAACGGTTATCTAGTTGTATTTCTTGTTAGGTATAACTGTGGTTCAATACAGTCTTTGTTTTTATCAACTGATATTATAGAAAAGTTCAAAGTAAAATATATAAGAAACGGTCGGTCAGGATACTTAAAAAAGCACGCTTCAATTTCTAAAAATTTATGGGAAGATGTTGATGATGAACAATATCTATTTTTTTAATCTTTGTCTATTATAAAATGTTCTTATTGAAATATTTCAACAATGCAAGGAGAGTCATCTACGATCCAATAAACGCTTTAAAAAGTGAACCTAAAGCAGTAAAGGAATTTCTTTTAAAATATGGTGATATACCTATCGTGTCTATTGAAATTTGTAGAACACCTATATCTGGATTTTTTAAGAGTATACTAGATGTTCTTACAAACGGAGATTTTACAGCATCGTCAAGAGCTTTAAATTATGATGATATATTTCATCTATATATGATAGTACATTTAAAAACTGGTTTAAAAATTTTAGTAGAGCGTAATCAGAGGGTTAATATAACGACTATAATACAAGCTGATAAAGGGGACACACAATGTCAGTACGTTGATTTACATGGGAGAAATGATTTGACTTTAAATAAGTTAATTTATAATACTGTATTACAGGTTGGAGTTGATATATATCATTATGATGCCGTATATAATAATTGCCAAAAATTTATAACACAAATATTAACTGCTAATAATCTGTTTAATAACAACTTGGATAATTTTATTAATCAACGAAGTGAAGATTTTCTAAAAAGTGATACTATAAGATGGCTAGGAAATAGTTTAACTGATATAGCTAGTATTGGGACAAATTTACTACATGGAGGTCAAATGAAAAAATAAAAAATTTCAAATTGTTTTTATCTTGATTGAATATAAAAACAATGAGTCTTAACAAATTTACTTCTACTTCAACTGGTGTTTCTCTACACCTTGAAATAGGATGTCAAGACCTAACATGCTCTGACACAATCATTACACAAAATTTGACTGTATTAGGGTCAGCTAATATACCTATCATTAATGCCCCTGATATTTTCTGTGATAACCTTGAAGCATCTGTAAAGGTCACTACCCAAGATTTAGATGTATTAGGAAATACAGTTTGCTCTGGAAATTTATCAGTACTCAGCCCAGGGCTTTTGACTGCGGCAAATATTGATTGTACTGGTCTTAATTCAGTTTATCAAACAATCAACGGTCTTGTACAAACATCTACTTATCCGATTATACTTAGGCAACCATATACTTACTACTCGGGAGCATTTCCAGTAGGTCCCGAAACTGTTGAAAACTTTGTAAATGGTATTATTGTTATTGGCAACGGGACTACTGGAAATTATATTATTCCAAGTGGTATCGCAATTGATGCTTATATTTTAAACGGGACTAATGTAGTGTCTTTTAATGGGATGACTTTTATCTTTACTGTGTTAAATCGAAATTATACAACAATGAATTTATTAGCCCCAATTGATGGTCTATACGGAACACAACCTATTCCACAGCCGACAGCAACTTCTGGAGCAGTCAGTACACAATTCGTATTTTGTAGAATTGGTGGTATCTGGACTTGTATAAATAATTAATCAAAAAAATAATTTGGGAATAATTTTTGTAGTAGTTTATCAATTTCGTTTTTAACAATAGAACCTTGTAATTTATCTGTATCTATTTCTTTTTTATACGTTATTTTTAATGTATCAAGTTCATCTTTGCTTAAAAAATCTTTAATATTTTTATAATCAATGTTCTGTAGTGATTTATCTAACATTTGAATTTCTTCTAGAAAATTTGATGATAATGTAGAAAGTTCATTTAAGTCCTTTTTTTCATCTACTCCTTCTCCTCCTCCTTCTTCTCTTCCGGACGGACTTTGTCCTTCTCCTGTGTATTTTGTATACAAATCGCAAATTGAAGTTGATAGATCAGTGATCTGTTCGTTTAATTGTTCGTTTAGTGTAGTCATTTTATTATATAGTACTATAATAAAATATTTAAATAGATTCTAATAATTATAAAAGAATTTATTTAATCTATTTTTCTATACAAATCATTTTGTTTTTTGTTATGAAGATATTTGTTTTCTATTTGTTTGTATTTTATTTCATCTTCAACTATAGTAGGTTTATCTTTTAACTCTTCAGATATATTAATATGACGAAGCATTGATGTACTTATACTTTTACCAATCGTTTTTTTAAAAAATGCTATTAACATTTTACTTAATCCATTTGTACCCAGCATTGTAGTCCTATTTCTTTTTGTTAATAGAAAATTAGATTTATTAAACTTAAACAGTATATTTAACACTGTACTTAACGGTTTATTTATAATATACTCCTTTGTACCTAAGAATTTTTTAGTTTTATATTTGTTGAGAATTATTTTATAAAATTTATCCTCTTTTATGATATAATTTTTAGTATCATCTAAAATTGTACTTTCATTTACCTTATAAATTTCAGCAAATTCGTTTCTTACATTTATATCTGATAGTAATCTTAACACTGTATATACCTGTAATTTATTATATTGTTCATCTGATATAGTTTCATTATTTTTAAAATCTTTTATAGTTTCATACAAGTCATTAATAATTTTATCTACTTCGTTCTGTGTAATCCAGTTATCACTTTGTTTCTTAGACTTTGTTTGAGTTTTTAACCAATTCTGATACTCGTCAGCTACTTTAGTCATCTCAGTCTGATACTTTTTAACTAGTTCTTCTGGTGTCTTAGTTATTTTTAAGAATACAACAATACAAGCCAGTCGACTTTTTTTAGTTGTTAATGGCTCATCTTTTATACTATGAATAACTCTAGAATAATTTTGTAAAAACGACAAAGTTATTGGTTTATCTTTAAATTTATCACTTATTTTTTGATAATTTTTATATAGTATTTTAATACAATTACAATAGGTCTTTACTGAACTTTCAGATAAATTCGGCCTATGCTTTTGTAATAAATCTTCCATTTTTTATTTATACTAAAGAAAATAAAAAAAGCATAAATATAATTAATTTGTTAACCAACTCTTTTTTTTTCTAATCAGAATTTTTATCGTGAAGTTTTCTCCTGATTGAAGGTACAAGGGAAATTGCTGGCCACTTCGGTATTGTATTAAGATTGATAATTGTATACTACTTAAAGGGAAATTCGAATTAAGGTTGACCCAACGTATAAATCCTTGACAACTGTACTGAAATGGTGTTGTTGTATTAGTCAAACCAGAGTCAGGTTCGAAATCTGTCAAAACAGATAATCTTAAATTATCGGAGGAAGATATTATTTCAGGTGAGACTGGTATAGAATTGGTCATAATAAGTATTTTCTGAAATTGATTCCAGATAGCTACACAAGGCGTCTCGTTTTGAACACTAAATTTTTCAGTACCTAATACGGTTCCTTGAACCAAATAGCCTAATCGATATGAAATTATAAATGTAACTGGTAACCTATCTATTACATTAAAAGAAGCACTATTCACAAACGAAGGTAGAAAATTTGTTAATAGTTCAGCGCTACAATTTATAAGATACCTATCATTACTAGTTAAAAAAAATGTATCTACAATCAAGTTAAACAACGTTGTTACTGGATCGTATTGTATAATTGGAGGTGATAACGGTTCATAACTAGGATTTATTGATATCATTTCATTATAAGCTGCGATGAAAGCATTATTGATCATCTCTAATACCTCGAAATAATAATAAACACCTCTGGGGTATAAACATTCATTACAGTATTCAATATAAATCAACGGCTTGGTAACCTCAATATTATTAAGAACATCTACTAGTTGAATTTTATACAATGACTCAGCAATGTCATCTTCAGGCCATATCAATAAAGGAATATTTGCTGGAATACTAAATCTTATAATCGCTAACTTATAAAGGCTTGGTTGGTCTAACAATGGCTCTGACTGTGTTATTGATTGCTGTGCTATTATAGGTAATTTATTTCCACCTAACACCGGAGGATTGTATTTTTCAACATTAAAGTAAAGATTTCCAAAATTAGTTTCAGGCAACTCCCCAACCCGTTTTTCATCTTTAATATAATCATATTCATCATCCTCTCGTTCTTCTTCTATTAATTGTTCTCCTGTAGAAGGAGGGCGTTGTCCACCACCTTTGAATTTATTTATTAACAACTGTTTATACATTGTTTATTTATTATATACAGTAATATTTTAATTTATTTTATCGAATACGACGATTATGAAGTTGTTTTCGAGAAGATCCTCCTACCGTTCTACCTGCTCCCAGAGCGCTTGCTAAGGGACCTGCCACGCTTCCAACTCCAGAAATAATTGGAGCGAATTCAGGTAGAGCAGAAGCAAGAGGACCAGCTATTTGAGAAACGCCACGAGCCACTTTGCCAACAATAGATTTCAAAGATGTCCAGAAACTCCCCCCTCGCATTGAAATATAGTCGTTATAACTGATGGCTTCTTGATCTTTGGCTTGAATGACAAGTTGTGGAGTCAGATTTCCTAGGGATGCTCTGGCTGAGTTTTGTGCGATACTAAATACTCCTTCATTGAGTACACACATGTAGAATTGACTATTAAAGGCTACAGAAGATTTGTTAGTTACATTCATCTGTACTTGAATAGTATACGATCCTTGACAGCCTGGTGCTTCTGAATCAAGTAATCCGAGGTCTTTACCAAGCATAATGCAGATAACAGAACCTCTGTATTTTGTAAAACTAGGAAAATCAACATTCAACCCATTTTCAACACTCATAGCATATAAATCTTGAACTGTACTCTGGCTAAAAAGTGAACTTTGATTTCCCCAGTTAACAGAGATATTATTAATAGCCAAAAATGACTGTGGAGTAGTATAATTAGTTGTTCCATCTGACTGACGACAAAATAGATAGATACAACGTGGAATTTGAGACAGACGAATAGAATCTGATATGATAGTTGTTGAAGCACTTGGAGCAAGCGTAGGGACAGTTTTAATATATTCGTTAGATTTTGTATATGGCAATGACTGAACAAGTGGTAATCGCTCGAGCATCGAAGGAGTCTGGTATTGAATTAACAACTCTGGCGCTCTCCAAAAAGTGGTCGTAACAGCAGTTATTAAGTTACCCGATGACGCGTGAGACCATGCACGAGATGTATCACTTTTAAAGCGGAGATTAACATTGAGTTGATTTACATTGATCATACCTTCTTCTGGTGATCCAATATTTTGAAGTAAAGGAGACAGGAATAAAGGCTCAGTTACAGTCACTTGAAATTGAAAAGGTCCCGTTTGAAGATATTCAAATCCCCCACGAGTTGGCTCTGATGAATTTTCACCCCAGAAGGCTAGTGGATTTCTAGCAGATCCGTATAGAGTCCAATCACTATATTGTTGATAACTATCAGGTTGAGCAGTTGATAGACTCATTTTCTTTTTACGGTCATCAGATGTGTTTCCATAGCATAAAAATGCTGCTAATTTATCAGATACGTTTTCCGAAGTGCTTTCACCGTTAATAGTCAATGTTGCGACATCTACTAAACTGCTAAAAGGGAAGGCAGCGAGACTATCATTCGTACCAATTTGAGGTAACGCACCAGTAAAGTCAAATTGGAGATAACTACGAACCATAATATTACGATTGATAATCGTTTGATTACTAGGTGGATTAATAGTCCACAATGCTGAAATTGGCGGAGAAGGTGATAATTGATAGCTTTGGGCTGTGTTTACAGTATCAGTGATTTGTAAGGGTCCAGAGACCACGACATGCGATTGTTGTTCGGATGCTTTGATATCTGTAACAGAAGTTAATACTTTGATTAGAGAAGTCATTTATATTCAATCAAGATTAAAATTTTTTTTTTTTTAATTAATTCTTTTGAATATTACTGTACAAGTAAATGAATTATTAGCTGGAGCAACAACATTTAATAACTGTTGAGTACCATTAATAAATTGTAATGTGCAGTATATATCTACGTTACTGAGTTCGTCTTGACTATTCATTGTATACCAATTATAATTTTGTGTATTATTTGAAATAAATGATTGTGATCTATCGTTATTAGTAAGTAAGTATTCTCCAATCTGTAGTCTAGTTATACTCAAATCTGATGACAATACAGTTTGTGATACTGGTATCAAGCTTGTTTCAAATATAATTTTTGACACATTAGAAAAAGTTAATGGATTATAGATTGAAAAATTTTCAATTGCTAGATTGTAATCAGATGAATTAAACAGTACTGGTGACTGCCTTTGGTTTTTAACAATACATTGACCACTATTGTAGTTCTCAAATGTATATCTGATTATTGAGTTTGTTGTATTAGTTATCATACTTTTATTATATAATGATATAATAAAAATTAATTCAAATAAATTTGTTATATAAAATCTATAGTTAATATACTAACCCAGAAATCTGGGTCATAATGTTTATTTTTTTTAAGTAATGTTATAAAATCATTCAAACTTAGATTCCTTAAAATAATTCTAAGACCCGCATACCTACCACAAGTATTAATATCTCTATGATTAGACTGTAATCTAGTCTTATTATATACTATTTCATGATTTATTAAAATATTATTTAATTCAGTCAAATTTTTCTCTTTAAGGCCAAATCCCAAACTATTAAAGTACTCTAATTTTTTGTCATCCGTCTCAAATAAAGATACCCAGTGACCAATATCAGTATCATCGTATTCAATCAGTATAATAACAGCTCGATTTTGTCCCAGCATATCATCTAGAGACATTTTTATAGCATCTTTGTATCGTCTAATTTCACATTGTCCTTTAGTTAAAATTCTCAAGTCTTCGCCACTTAGAGGATAATGCTCTGACTTATTTACAATAAATTTATCCAATGATTCCATTTATATATACTCAAGAATAGATTTGAAATATAATATTCTAATAATTCTAATAAATGTATAAATGTATATATCTTATACCTTAAACGATAGTATAATTATCCTTCTTAAAATATTTTTGTGACTACCTACCTTGTCAAAATTAAAATTAAATTAGTATTAATCAAGTCCTCTGTCAAATGTTGAAGTTCTCTGAGGAACTGATCTACTATATTCATCTCTGACAACTTTGCTGTTAGCTTGTTCTTGTTGTAGTCTAATTTGGTCAGGTGTCAATTGATTGAGAAAATGAAGAGGTTGTTCCTTTGATACTGGTAGAGATAAGCCATTTTTCAAAGTTGATCTATAAGTTCCTCTGTTAGGTATAGGAATATTCTCAGGTCTAGCATATCTATCATATATAACTCCAGTTGGAGCAATGGATATCGGTAATCTGTCTAGAGCATTTTCAGTCTTATTAATGTTTGAAATGTCTCTTTGTAACAGAGATATTTTTGTTGGCCTATACTGTTCGTTACCATATAAACGATGAAATTGCTGATTTATACTAGTATTGTTATATGGTATAAATCCACTATCTGACCAAAAATTGATATCAGTCATTTTTATTATAGACAAAGATAAAATATATTTACTATAATAAAATAACATGTCTTTTATTATAGGAGACAAACGTTTAGGACAAAATCCAATTGCTAAGATAGGTAAGAAATTTATCTATCTAGAAAAATACAAAGCAGATATAAAAGACCTAGAAAATAAAGAAAAATTTTTTAAAGGTTTAAACGACTTACAAATTAAGGATCTTGAAGATTCAATAAAAAACAAGCACGAACCAGTCAATGACAAACTCGTTCAAGTATACTATAATATTATACAGGAATTAAAAGAGAAAAAACAACGTATTGTTATAAAAAATAAAGAAAAAATTATCCCTATGCCTAATCCAGAGAAAGTAGAAAGAGTTTATATAGCGGGTATTTCTGGTTCTGGAAAATCATATTTTGCTAGTAATTACATCAAAGAATATCTTAAACAGAACAAAAAAAACGAATTTATA